GGAGGCTTTAATGCTGAAGAACGAATACGCTTTCCGCGGTGATGTCTCAATAATTATCTGAGATGCACTCCTCCCAGGATTTCCTCCCCGTTTACGAGAGGGTTTCAGATTATCTACACAACATGTCAGCATTAACTCGTGGCGAGGCTCGTCGCCAGTGGCGCCAGTCCATTAAAGATGCATGGAACAATCGCTGTGCTTACTGCGGCGCAACGCCTATTGAAGATGACAGTCTGCAGCTAACTGTTGATCATGTTCGCCCCAAATCGCTCGGCGGAGAAGACAAGACCTCGAACTGCATTCCCGCCTGCAGTAAGTGCAATCAGGACAAGTCCAGTCAAGAGTGGGTTGCCTGGTTTCGCATGCAGCCCTTCTACACAATCGAGTCGGAATGGCGAATTCGCATGTGGCTTAAGGGCGGTGTCTCCGGCTTCTCCCCCTATTCCGAGGAGGATTCTAAAATCATTGACGAATACGCCAACAAAGTCATGGGAGATTGGCCTAGCGGGTAAGCAATTCGTTTTCCCTTGCCACAAACTTAGTCTCAATATAGGGTACTTGAAGAGCGACTTCAAGACCCCTTGTTGACGTAAACAAGCGCTTCTTGTCACCGGCAGACTCCATTGCAATGAGAAGGCCTGAGTATCCGTTAGGCTTTAGCTCGGGGTGCAGCAGTATAGCATCCTCGGCAATCAAAGCAGGCTCCCCTGGTACGTATCCAGGGGTAGCATGAGGGGCTAGTCCCTTGTAACAGAAAAGCGCCCAGCCAGGCAAGAGCCGTCGTTTGATCAGCTCAACATAGGCCGCGGCCGAATGCCCGTCAGGTGTTTCGCCAGCATCCTCGGGTTTGTAGAAGCTGAAGTCCAGGTACGTATAAGCCTCTGGAGCCTTCTTTTTGTCTCTATTTGAGTTTGCCTGCATGGAAGAAAGTAGGGCTATAGGCCTTTCTTGGTCGTGCAGTCTTTGATGATAAATTTTTAAGCCACGATTCACAGCCGCGACGACATAGCCCCACGGCAAAGAGGAGTAATTCTCCAATAAGAATTCCGGATCGCCAGGAAAAGTCGACTTGAGAATCCAGTAGAACTCCTCAAAGTCGTACCCCTCGTCCTGGCTGACTACTTTCCCTCAGCACCATTGTTTTTTTGAACAGCTTCTTCTAGTGCCTCCAAAGACCGCTTGTCTTCTTCTGTGTAAAGAGTGGAAAGCATTTTGACAAGATCGGGATGCAAATCCATAGACTGTTCGACGGTCCAGGTCTGGTCTACCCGACAAATGATCAGTGAGGTCGCCTGAACGATGTCCACACGCTCCTGGTAGGCCATCATTTCGATCATGCTTTCCAGGATTTCGTCCTCGAAGGGTGCCATGTACTCAGGGCGCTGAGGATTCATGAGGTCCTGCATAACATCCAGCTGCTGATTACCCGTTTCGCGAGCAATGCGACCACCGAGAGCATACATCTTGCGCACACTGTCATCTCCCTGGGTAGCCTGCTGCGCAATAGCCTTTTCCGCGACACTAAGGTAACCGCGACGCTCAATCTCAATAATCCCGCTTTCCTCGGTACCGACCTGCTCCACAATAGCCTGCAGTCGAGGCTGCACGACAAACGGAAGACCCTTCTTTTTGCTTGCCATGTCTAAATAAAATCTGGGCTAGGATACCTATCCAAACTGTGAGGTCCAGACCTCGCTAACCCCCTTGTCAAACGGTGTAAGCATGTCAAATTTAGGCTGTCCGTGAGTACCCTCTAGCACCGCCTGCACCCATGGCCTGGCGGGAATGAGTACATCTGCCGCGTTTTTGTTGCCATAGGGCTTTATAAGGCCGCCATAGTGGACAAAGGCCGCGTAACGAGTCCTGTAGATGATCTGAAACCCGATCTTGGTTTGGTTGAAGGTCGTCTTGATTTGCAGTGAATTCAACAACTTGCCCGTATCAATGATGTCACGACTCCCCTGGGTCCATGCCCACTGAGATTTCACAGAATTATCTAAGGCAGTTTTAAGGTCTTTCTCAACGTAGGAAGCGCCCTTCTGAGCCCCTCTAGTCAAAGCTCTGTTGACTGCCTGCTGCATTTTCTTGGTCTCGGCCTTGCCCTCAACCTTGGGCATCGCAAGCTCAATCTTTTGGCTAAACTTAAACTGCGCCATTGTCAGTTCTGAACCTCACCGCCGGTTAGTTGCAGCTCCACGCCGCCAATCTCTTTGTAAATGATTGAATCAATGCCCTGACCGCCGTACCGGCCGCTAGAGCGCTGTATTTTAGCGGCAAACATGATAGGATCTTGCCCAAAACGAAACTTTACCTCGGTGCCGGCAGCCATCCAGCTGGGCTGCGTTGTCATCTGCTCCCAGGTCAGTCCGTCCTCAGCAGAAGAATCCAGATCCCAGGAGGAATTCACGGAAACGTACTCCAAGGAATAGCCACGATAGTAAAAGGAGTCTCCAGATGCCCCAGGCATCATCTCGCCGTCAAGTTGAGATGGAATCGGAAGAAGCTTAGACCCTGACGAAACGCCGGTGTATTGCTGCCTAGACAGGAAGCACTTAACAAGGTAGGAATCACCTGCCGCCTCTACCCAACGACCGTTCACCAGGCTCACATCACCCTGTGAAGGCACAAGGATCCGTGCGTTAGCGTATGGCTTCAGTGGTGAGTAAGATGCCGGCATTGCGCCCCCTTTTCTTGTCTAGTATTCCGCGCAAGCGCATTTTTTTTTCAGAGTCACTTCGCGCTATGCGCTCGTGTCACTTCCAGTCCAGCCTCGACTCGAGCTGCATTGCAAAGAACATGGCCTTTAGATGTACCAGGTGTTCCTGCTCCTCTACAGGCCTCTGAGGGGCTCCTGGCCACCTCTCATAGGCTTGATGCAGTGCATAATAGATGGCACGAACCTGGCCATCACTTAAGGTTACATCAAAGCTCACTTTCGGCACTTACCACAGGACTCGATTTCGCCTGTACCAATAATTTTTGCATATTTTGCATTCATTTTACGCCAATCGTTACAACCTTTACACCAAACATCACAGGTTTCATCTTTGCTGACGAATGCCATGAGTTCATTGACCTCTGGACTGTTCTCGGGATGGCCAGACATGGGTAAAAACCGTAAAATACGGTTAAAGTCTACCGATTACCTAATTCTTTCGCGATCCTTTCTGCTTGCTTAGGACAGATACCTGTTGGAACATTTTGCAAACAGCGAATAATGACTTCCTTATCACTTAATGCGGGTTTGACACTAAAGCCATGCTTATCGACAGGAGCCTCTACATTCATGATCAACTCCGAACCAAAGAAGCTGTTCCATAGCCTCCCATACCGCCATTACCGGGTAAATAGCCCGCCAGGCAAGAACAAAAGCTGAAATAACGGGCAATTTCATCGCGAATCTTGGCCTTCTCCTGTGTTGTGCCCGAAATGCCACCATTTACAACCTGCCACTCAAGAACATCAGCCTTAACCAGTATTTTTCCTTCCGTATCACCTAGATTCTGACCACTTTCAGCGCTATCAGCGGCTTCATACTCGTCCAACAACGCTCTGACACGCAAAACTGCCTCAGGACTCATGTCCTCAAGCTGATTGGCACAATTACCCACGCAATCAAGCACATAACTCCCGAACGGCAACAAGAGGGCCTCGATCAAACGCAGATCATCGCCTGCTTCCCAGTTTCCAGAGGTGTCTAAGGCCATGATAGGCATTCTATACGGTCAAAATAGTCTTCCGAGCTGTTAGAATGAGGGAAATTTCTGCCAAACAGATGGTCATCAATAGCCTTGCCCTGCTTTTGGCAGTTCGTTGTCAATCCAAGGACGCCGCTAAACAGCTCTTAGCCAGATTCTACCACCAGATGACGGCTAGACAGGCAAAGACCTTCATGAATCGCACCATTATGCTGCTGGAACCCCGTGAAAGGGACTGGCTGAAAAACCTGGTGTAGGAAGACTAGGCAAGCCTTTTCGATGCTATGACCTGGTCAAAAGAGTACGAAGTCATTCTACCTAGTACAGCAAGCGGTCTCGATAGGCAACAGGCATACGCGGACCTATTCCAGTACCACCATGAAACGTTTCTACCCGCTCATGGCGTAACGACGGCAGTCGATACTTATCGGACCGTGACCAGCAGTGTTTACGACGGCCACGCATATCGCTGTAAAAGAACTATTACACCCAACGGCAGACCCAATATACCCACTTATGAAAAAGCTTGGGCGCAA